CTCCGCCGCAAGCCCCTTCCGGCGAATGTTGGCTGGTCCATAGCACAGGCAGCTACATTAAGCTGCAGAATGATGGGTCTATCTCCAGCAGTGCGGGGACGTGGTTTCACAACGGAAGCTTACAAGTAACGGGCGAAGTGTCGGATTATTACGGGTCACTCGCAGCATTGCGCAATGATTACAACGTTCACACGCATCCGCCAAATAGCGCGCCGCCGTCTCCTACCGATTGAGGTGCAATGATGATGAACGACGCAACTTTGGTGTGGGGTGGTGATCTCGCTGTAGGTCCAACCGGGGACATCGCGCTGGCATCTGGCGGCACTCTTGGCCAGCAGAGGGTTCTAAGGCGATTACTCACTAATGAAGATGACTACGTTTGGAATCCAGAGTATGGTGCGGGGCTTGGGCAATTCGTAGGCAAAGTCGTCAATGAACGCGAGATTGTCGGAATGATAAAGAGTCAGATATTTGCGGAGTCCGCAGTCGCTCGCCAGCCCGACCCCGCTGTGGCGGCTGAGACCTTTCCGAACGGAAGCGTTTATCTGGAAATCAATTACGTTGACGCTCTTGACGGCGGCACACAATCACTCACTTTCACCGTGGGCAATTAACATGCAGCTACCAGTACGAACGTTTACCGCAATGATTCAGCAAATGGCGGCGACTTTGCAGGGCACGGCGGTTCAATTGCTGGACCTTACGGTCGGCAGCGTACTGCGCGCTTTGCTCGAGGCATGCGCTTCTGTGGCACTGTGGATGCAATGGTTGGTGCTCCAGGTTTTGTCTATGACACGCGCCGCCACCAGCGTAGGGCCAGATCTCGATAGTTGGATGGCCGACTTCTCTTTTGCTCGACTGCAAGCTATCGGCGCAGCTGGGGTAGTAACTTTCAGTCGTTACAATGCAGGAATCACGACGACGATCCCAGTTGGAACAATTGTTCGCGTCACGCTAGGCACGCAGACGTTCACGGTTGATGCAGATTCTACCAATCCGGCGTGGAACGGCACCGTAGGTTACACCTTGCTTTCAGGTGTCGGCAGTATTAATGTTCCCGTCGTGGCAACACAGCCTGGCAGCGCGGGGAACGTGCAGAGCGGTGCGATTGGAATACTGTCGTCACCCATACCGGGTGTTGACGTTGTTACAAACTCGGCGCCTACAAGTGGCGGCTTGGACCCTGAAACCGATTTAGCTTTCTGCACCCGTTTTCGGCTTTACATCAATAGCCGCTCGCAGGCAACCGAATTTGCCGTTTTATCTGCCATCGCGAATATACAGCAGGGACTTCGCTACGCCGTTCTTGAGAATCAAACGATGGGCGGCCTAGCTCAAATTGGCAATTTTTGCGCGATCGTAGATGATGGTACCGGATCACCGCCCCTCGCTTTGCTTTCAGCGGCGCAGAGCGCGGTCAACGCCGTAAGACCGATCGGCTCAACATTCTCGGTAAATGGACCCGTAGTAACGATAGCGGCCGTGAATGTGGTGCTGCAAACCACCAATTCTATGACCTTTACCAGCGTCGCCGCTGCAGTTCAGCAAAACATTTTGCTTTGGATAGCTAGTCTTCCTGTGGCTGGAATTCTTGCCGTATCAAGAATCGAAGCTATCGCGCATGCAACTGATTCAAGCGTGATAAGCGTAACGAGCGCCCTTATAAACAATGAGCCCGCGGATCTGATCGCACCAGACAATGGTGTAATCATTGCGGGTTCTGTTACGGTGAATTAGTATGATTGGCGATATTTCCGACATGGCGGCCCGGCTCCGATCGCTTGTTCCGGAAGGTTGGTTCGCCGACGACGCCGTCGTCTTGGGCGGACTGCTCGACGGACTTGGTGCTGCTTGGGCCTGCATTTACGCGCTCATTCAATTCGTTGTTCAGCAGGCACGTATTTCCACGGCCAGTGGCATTTTTCTTGACATGATAAGCGTGGACTTTTTTGGCAACTCGCTGCCGCGACTGCCTCTAGAGCAGGATAGCGCCTATGTGCGTCGTATTAAGAATGAGCTCCTTCGGCCACGTGGGACGCGATCGGCGGTTAGCACAGCGCTACAACAGCTTACTGGCCGCGCACCGGTTATTTTCGAGCCGGCCCTTACAAGCGACACGGGAGGCTACACGCTTGGCGGCGTTGGCTACGGAGTGGCGGGGGGTTGGGGCAACCTGTCGCTACCGTTTCAGATGTTTATTACAGCTTACCGCCCGCAAGGTAGCGGAATTGCTCAGTTGGCGGGCTACGGCACTGGCGGCATACCGGTATACGGCGACCCTGATATGGAGGCGACGCCAATCGCTGATGCAAGCATTGTGTCTGGCATTCCGCGGCTGCTGCCTGCGGCCACCGTCGCTTGGGTCCGCTTATCAAATTAGAGCGCGATCTTGTTACGTGACGACAAACTGGAAGAGTCTTAGTAGTTAACCTCATTGGGGGAAGAGAAAATGGACAGGCAAATCGTCTATCCAGGCGCCATACCGCTGGACACCGACCTGCTAAGCACCGAACGCAGCACAATGGTTGCGATTGGCTACTTGGCGCAGGCAACGCTTGGGACTAACATTGTTGCTGATGGGCTCGAATGCCTGGCAACACAGCCAACATCTATGACTGTTTCAATCCGTGCTGGCAGTATCACGCAGTTTGGTGATGTCGATATTTTGCCATTCGGGTCACTGGCTGCAGAACCGACTGCACCGCTCCTTCGGATGGGGACAAACCTTTATCCCACGAATTTTCAGTTGACGGCACCGACAGGCGCCAGTGAGGCTGTGAACTACCTGATTGAGGCGAGCTTATTGGAAGTGGATACCACCCCCGTGGTATTGCCGTATTACAATGCGGCCAATCCATCGCAGCCCTACAGCGGTCCTGGTGGTGACGGCTTACCGCAGAACACACAGCGCCTGCAACAAGTGCAGTTGCAATTAAAGGCTGGTGCGCCGGGAACTGTAGGGTTTCAGCAGACACCCGCCGTTGACGCCGGCTGGGCCGGACTCTATGTCATTACGGTTCAGAGTGGCCAGACAGCCGTATCGGCAACCAATATCGTGCAATTGCCGAGCGCGCCATTTTTAGCTTGGAAGTTACCGCAGTTAAGTCCCGGAACACGCAGTCTCGCTATTTTCACGCCAACGACACAGGGAACGTGGACTGTCCCAAGCGGGATAAGCGTCGTTAAACTAAAAATCTGGGGAGGGGGCGGTGCTGGTGGCGCGGGCTTCGGCGGCGCGGGTGGGGGTGGCGCCGGCGGCGGTTACTCCGAGGGCTATTACACTGTTTCGCCTGGCGAGAGCTTCTTCGTCACCGTTGGCAACGGCGGAGTCGGAACTGGAACGCCTGGAGGCTCCTCAAGCTTCGGCAATATTGCCTCTGCTGGAGGAGGGCAAGCTGGCGCGAACGGTGCATCTGGTGGCGTCGGTGCCGGCGGAGCTTCTGGTGGAAATGCAATCAGTTCTGGATTTGCCGTAACCGGTCAATCCGGAGGTGCCGGCATCGAAACCAGTGCGTTTGCTCTTAGCGGTGCGGGCGGCGTTGCTTTCGGTGGCGGCGGGGCCAACGCCGTTGCCGCTGTTTCAGGTGGCGCATCCAGTCCGGGCAGTTCGTGCACGGTGGTTGGCGGCGGCGGCAGCGGCGGCGTCTTCAGCGGCTTGGGTGGGCAGGGTGGACCGGGCCTTGTGCTGGTTGAGTGGTAGACCCGTCCGCCGATATTCCGGTTGTTTCTTTCGATTTTAACAACCTTCCGCTATTGTTGCAGAAGCCCCAGACGTCTCGTTACTGAGCGATGCTGTTCGGAACGTCGTTCGACTCCTTCCGCTAAATTAACATTAGAGGGTCACAAAGATGGCTACGCCGGCTACTTACTCGTGGATTCCGTCGACGGCGCGCGTGATTGTAATTGATGGATTCGGCACGGTGCCGCGTGGCACTGTGCAACTCTTGCAGCCACCGTTGAGTTGGCCAACAAAGGACCCAACGGATACGCTTGATTATGTTCTCGACATATCAGAGGTGATTGCAGGGAACGAAGGTGATGCAATCGCAACTCTGGATGTTGTAATAAGCCCAAGCAATCCGGGCGACCTGACATTGCTGTCCTCAAGTGCGGATGGCGCGTTGGCAATCATGTGGTTCAATGCGGGTTTTGCCGGAACTACATATGCTATCACAGTGTCCATGGGCACAAATAGCGGCCGCATGATTGGCAGAACAGTCAGTTTGCCGGTGCTGTCCCTAGCCACGCCGCCGACGCCACCGGATGCCATTATTGACCAGACAGGGGCACCGATTACGGACCAGACCGACGCACCGATCACCACGAACTGAGTGAAGGCTAGGGGCATGCCAACGATAGACGAACTGCCACCCGCCGTTTCGGTGAGCGACACCGATGAGATTATGGTCTCGCAGACTGATATTGCTCGCAAAGCAACACGCGCGCAGATTTTGTCTGGCGTACAGCCTGCACTTGCGCTACCGCAGAACTCGCTTCTCGGGAGGGTTAGCGCGGGCACGGGCGGGCCGGAGATTATCTCGTTAGGAGCCAATCTCCCCGTAACAAATGGAACGATAGATGCCCCGGCGCCCTTCTTGGTGAGTGCACTGCCCGTCGCGGGGCCACCTAGCCCGACGGACCTCGTGGCCATTGCCCAAGGCGGTCAGAATGCGGCGGCCAACTATGCCGCGTTTATGGGCGGTTTGAGCGTTCTGTCCGACATAAGCGGTTCGAATCTGCTCGTTGCTCCAAGTGGGGGAGTTGGTAATCGGCTCATCTCCGATATGCTGGCCGACGCAATCAGTATCGAATCCTTTGGCGCTGTGGGCGATGGGGTTACCGACAATACCGCGGCTTTCGCGGCCGCAGCGCAATCGGGCCGGCCCTTGCGACTTGATGCTCGCATTTATATCATGAATGGACCGTTGCCTATCGGTGCGCCAATCGCCTTGTTGGGAGTGCCTGGCGCGACGGTAGTACGGCGCTTGGAAATCTTCTCGCAACAGCCATGGATCGAAGCTGCTGGCGCCTCGATATATGTAAGCGGGATCATTTTTGACGAAAATAACTTACTGGCATCGAACTCGCCAGCATTTCAAGTTGATTCTTCCTGCATTTCGGCCAATTTTTCTGATTGTCAGTTCCTCAATGCATCGGGAGCGAGTGCCGGAAACGGGCTTCTTATCACTTGTGGAATCGCGGCCGAACATCAGTTGCTGGATTGCCAGTTTTTGAATAATGGCGCGAATGGCATTGTGGTGACTGGAGCCGGAACCGTCACGTTACGAAATTGCGTCGCTCAAAACAACAAGGCTGCGGGTATATCCGTGGCTCCTGAAAGTGCAAGCTGGCTCCGGGGTAACAGCTGCAACATGAACAATATCGGAATTTCAGTTGGATCTTGGCAGAGCGCGGCTAACAATTCCAACACACCCGTGGCCTGCTTTGTTGAGGGGAATGATTGTTTTGATAACACGACGTGGGGGATAGCGGTCAGCGGCTGTTCCGCGTCGATAAGTAATAATATTGCGATGTTTAATGGAACGAATACTGCAGGGGGTGGGATTGTTGCGAGATTATGTGTCTCGCGGCTAACTGGCAACCAGGTTTCCGGCGGTTTCGCAGGGATTGATGCACGGACCAGTTGGAGTAGCCTAATTGCATCCAATCAGGTGGCTAATGCCGCAACCGGCATTCTGCTGGGTGGTTGCAAGAACGT